ATAGCTGAAACAATTACATATGATGATACATCAGATAATGATTTACCATTTATAAAATCTCAAACCAGAACCATATACAGATATGTATCTGATGGAGGAGCAGCAACTGATATATCATCTGAAGATGCATTAGTGCAAACAATTGCAGGAGCAATTTGGAGTTAATAATCTAAAATAATTTTATTATATTTATACTAATAAAAATAAGTCATGATAAAACAAAAAAAAGTTACTAAACAAGAATTAGAATCTATTAATACTATTAAAGAACAACAAAATACTTTAATTAATAATCTAGGATTAGCTGAATATCAGCTGAAGTTTTTAGAACAACAAAAAAATGATTTAATGGTAGAATTATCTAAAACTGAAATAGAATTAGATAAATTATCAAATAATTTAAAAGAAAAATATGGAGATGTTTCTATTAATATGGAAACAGGTGAATTTATTAACGAAAATAAATAGATATTTATATTTGATATAGATAAAAATAATATACACTAAATATAGTGTAAAGTTTCTTGAATAATTAGTTTTGTAAATAAATAAGATATTTATTATTATAGCAAAACAACAAAAATGGCAGAGACATTATTATCACCAGGTGTATTAGCAAGAGAGAATGATCTTTCTTTTATTCAACAACAACCTGTTCAAGCTGGAACAGCAATCCTTGGACCTACAGCTAGAGGCCCAGTTTTAAGACCAACCCTTGTTACATCATATTCTGATTTTAAAAATAGATTTGGTACTACTGTAGAAAGTGGTAGTAACGAGTATACATATCTTACTTCTATTGCAGCTTTTAATTTTTTCCAGCAAGGAGGTACTACATTATTAGTAACTAGAGTTGCAACAGGATCACATACTCCTGCAACTAGTTCATTTGTTTCTTCAAGCCTACCTGCAACAGCTAATGCTTTTATCTTAGAAACTTTAGCAGATGGTACGGATCAAAATAGTGTAGGACCAACCGGTACTAATCAAACACTACTAAGCGGATCTGATGAAAATTTAAGATGGGAAATTGTTAATCCTAATACTGCATCAGGTACTTTTACTCTCTTAATTAGAAGAGGAGATGATAGCATTAATGAAAAAGTTATTTTAGAAACTTTTACTGATCTTACTTTAGATCCGTTTTCAAATGACTTTATAACTAAACGTATAGGTGATTTAACATCTACTTTAAATACATCTGAAACACAATTCTTCCTACAGCAAACAGGTACGGAACCAAATAGATCTAGATATGTAAGAGTTAAAGAAGTAAATGCTCTTACTCCTAATTTCTTTGATAATGATGGAGTTGCTAAGCCTGCATTAACAGGTTCTATTCCTATTGCAGCTAGTGGTACTTTTGGTGCAGCTACTGGAGATTTATTCGGACCTAGAGCAGCCAATTTTTATACTGCTATTAATGCTACCGATACACAAGGACTAGTAGCTGAAAATTATGATCAAGCTATTAATCTTTTAAATAATAAAGATGAATATAGATATAATCTATTAGTAGCTCCAGGTCTTACACTACAAGATCACTCTTCACAATTAACTACTATAGCTAACAATGCAAGATCAAGAGGTGATTTTATGTTAATTGCTGATCCTGTAAGATATAGTAGTACTATATTGAATGTAATAACTCAAAGTACTGTACTTAATAATTCTTATTCTGCAGTGTACTGGCCATGGCTACAAG